TTCTCTGTCTAGTGTAGCACTATCAAAACCACCACGTAAGGCAGCCATAAAAGGACTTATTTGTCCTCCTGAACCACTAACTGCAGGTGTAATATCTGCACGTGACTCTGGTTGAATACCACCTGTTATTGGTCCTGTTATTTGACGAGGAAAGCTAGTTGTTGGCTCAGATGTTCTTGCTGGAAATGCAGTCGTCGGCCTCATAGGTGGAGGTGCTACTTTTAAAATATCTTTTTCAGCAGTGCTTACCTCTTCATCATTAAATATTGATGAAATAAACTGTCCGACTGTACTAGATACATTTCCCACTATTCCTGCTACAGCATCAGTTACTCCTCCTATAATACTTTTTTTGTTTTTAACTTCGTTTGCTAAATTCTTCAGCCCTAATTCATCAGCCCTTTTTTCTATTTTTTCATCACCTTGTTTAAACGAACGTATTACCATTATACCAGCAAAAGGATTTATAGTGCTTGCTACAGCTATTGCTACTTTTGCAAATGGGCTATTTCTACGTCTATTTTCTTCAATTAACTGATCAGCAGTCATGTTTTCAATACCAATAGAGTAGCCTTCTTCATAACCTGCTCGTTGTCTATCCTCTTCATCCGCTACAGGAGTTGGTGGACTTAGCCGTACAACTTCTTGTATTGCTTCTTCTACTGGAGTTATGGACTCTTCTGTTCCGGGTGTATACTCAGTATATCCTTCAGGAATAGGAGTTATAGGTATACCACCCACAAAAGATACTAATAAATTTTCACCTTTAGCATTTCTATATTGTTTAAAACTAATACCGCCATCACCCATTACCCTTGTAAAGTTAATAGGTTGGTTTGTAGGTGGTGTATATGTTGCACCAAGTTGTCTAACATTTCTAGATGGATCACCACCATTAGCCATAGTTACATAACCACCTTCAGCCATCTCAACTTCTTTACCATCTTCCGCAACAACAATTAAATCTGCCATACCAAATGGCATTTCTTCTGGTAATGTGGCTTCATCTGAGTTACCCATTTGACCCATAGCTTCCATTTTACGTAGACCCATTTTTGCTTCATCTCGTAGTGCCATCATTTTATCTAGACCATGATAACGTACAACATCTGCTGGCATAACAAATTCACCCTCACTAAGTTTAGCAGGGATGTCATCTCTTACTTCTTCACGGGTGCTTCCTACAGGAACTTCATTACCTGATTCTGCATCTATCATGCCGCCTTCGTCTTTAAGACCACCTTCTTCAAAAAGTTCCATTTGTTTACTCATCATGGTATATTACCTTTAATTGTTTGCTATTACATTATCTCGTAATCTTTGAATGTTACGTAACATATGTACTGCGCCTTGCGCCCTATGTATTGTAATAATATCGTCTGTCTGTTCCATCAAACGATGTTGCTGTTTAACAAGCTCTTCTAAGTAGTTATTGAAGTGGGTCCACTGCTTGGGGTTGTTGACCAGCCCCTTGAGCTTGCTGAATATTTCCTTGTCCATTTGCACTAAATCCTTGTTCCTGTGGTAATGGTACTTGGCCTGTGCCTATTGTACCACCACCTGCACCTGATGGGTCCATTGGGTTTGCACCTGCTGGTGCTGCACCTTGTTCTGGAGTTGGAGCAGGTTGTTGGAACTGCTTCATTAGTTCAGCTTGTATAGCTGCTTCATCCATATTGTTTGTTACTTTATCAGGGTCAAGGTCAAGAGACTTAGCAATCTCTCTAATAATATATTGAAACTTAGCAAAGGGTGCAAGTGCTGGGCTAGAAGATACCTGCATAAATTGCATAAGTCTTTGGCTGCGTACTTCATTTGCCATTAAGCTTTCTGTACCACGTGCCTTTACTTCTAAGTCACCACGTATAGCTGGGTCAAAGTCAAACTGCATGTTAAATCTAAACAGTCCTTCACCTAGTGGTCTTAGTAAATAGTCATCTACATTCTTTATTACATTTTTAATACCACCTGCAGCAGCACCCATTAACATAGAAATACCTGACGCAGTTCTACCTACACCAGATACACCTGTCTGTCCATGAGCAAATGATGGCATACCTGTACTTTCATCTGCTAGTACACGTGCCTTATCAAATAGCTGCAAGTTTTCTCCTGCTACATTTGGAAACTTTGTGCCAAACACAGCCTGTCCGGGTGCTCCACCCTGTCTTCTAAATACTTTTCCCGGATACACAGATAGGTCTTGGCCCGGAACTAAGTTTGTTTCATCTACTTCTATAAGTAAGTTACCACTCAGTACTGCATTATCTACAGCCATACGCATAAACCCATTCATAAGTGTCTGAGTATCGTCCATGTTTTCGGCAATACCTATACCAAAGAAAGAGTATGGGTTTAGTTCATAGGGTGCAGCCATGTAAGGAATGGTAGCAGGTTTAAATGGATTAAGTACCATACGCAGGAGTTTACCATTACAAATCCATATATTTGCCTGTAGTTCGTCAACTCCCTCAAGTTCGGAAGGGATTTCAATACCCTGTTCCACCAACATTCCATAATCACACATACCCCAATACTCAAGGACTTCATAGCGTTCTACTCCATATTCAGGTGCATAGTCAGATAAATCATCTTCCCATGATTCTTTTGTATAGTTTGTGCCTTGCATAATTGCATCATCAATTACGGACGCTCTAAAGTAAGGACGTTTCTTTAGTCCAATTAACTGTGAACGAGACATTTTATGACGTTCAATTACATACTGTGCTTCATCTATATTGTTTGCATCTGGATCTGGATAAAAGTTCCAAACAGATACATGAGATACTTGTGGTACAGTTTTTATTCTTGGTGAGTATTCACCTTCTTCATCCCAGTTAGGATATTCTTTATCTACAGCAAATGGACCTTTCATTATTCCTGTGCCAAATAATGCCATTTCAAATGCTGTACTACGTAAATGTTTATTAGCACTAGACTCTTCTAGTTGATCTTGTATTTTCTTTTGCATTGCCTTTGCAGCAATCATAGCTGGGCTAAAAGTTACAGCCGTAGGTGTATTACCCACTCCTTCTTTTATACCCTGAATACCGTCTAGCTTTCCTTTAATTGGTCCTAAACTCTCTGCAAGAGTTTTAGCGGTAGCACCTGCAGGTATTTCTTTACCGTCACCTGTAAATCCATAAGGACTAATTTCTTTATCTAACTCTGACTCTCTAAACTGTTCTGGTGCTTGCGGATCAAAATGTACATCACCTACAACCCCTTCAGGTAATACTGTAGGTTCTACTGTAAGTGGAAACTTATTACTTGCAAATAATACATCTACAATTTGTCCGTAGGCTGCAAGTGTTTTTGTTTTTGTTACCTTAATAAAGACTCTAGACTTTTCTGCTTCAGTAAACTGAACATCAGACCCATAAATACCTCTATAGTTACGATAAGATCTTAACCATCTATCTTCATCTTGTTGCCTGTAGTCATCGGCACGTTTATATCTATCTATGACAAACGGAATAATACCACTAATATTAGCATCATCAACTCCTGAGTCTTCAGAGTCTTCTAATACTACTTGTTCGTCATCTGTAAATTCTTGATCTTCTGCCATTTATAATACCTTTAATATCCAAAAGTTTTGTCTGCCATTGGCATACTAGATTGGGGTCGTCCGTGTGGATCGTAGTCAAATATACTAAACCTTGGTCTTGACATAATACCATATCTTAGTGCATCATACAAGTGGTCTTCACTATTAGTATCAATATCTTCTGGATTCTTTTTATCCAATGGTATAGCTGGTAATTGTGAAACTATATTTGTACAGTTATTAAAAAATACAAGTCTTGGTTCTTCTGTAAACTCATCAACCTGTAACCTTCTATGTACTTCGTTTTTACCTGCTACTCTTGATCCTTTACTTCTATCTGATGGTCTCCAACGGCAACCTCTACTTACCATCTGCTCTGCAAGACTAGGCCCAGTATCCCCTCTTTTGTGCCAAAGAGAACTATCCAGAACCCCATATCTAATAGTACCATCACCTGCTTCTAATTCCAGTATTTTATCTGCTAAATCCGTAGCTAGTACTTTACCTACATACAGTTCTCTATAAACAATTAACTGCTCATTAGGGGCGCAAGCAAACCATACTACTCCAGATTTACTTCCGTATCCATAGTCACAGGCTCTAAATCTTACCCAGTTACTTGGTATATCAAACGGTTCAATAACATGTATATCTCTATTGAACTCTGTAAAAGCTGCACCTTCTTTAATATCCCAATCACCGTCTAGTAGCTGTCGTCTTTGCTGTTCTGGTAGTGACAAAAGCATTGCTTCATAGTCACCTGCTTCTGCTAAGTACGGATTATCTTTTAATCGTGCTGGTATAAATCTACGTTTAAATAAAGATATACCTGCTTTTTTGTGTCCTGCTGGATACTTTAATGCTTCTCCAGTTTCTATGTCTGTAGCTTCAAAAGCCTTGTTTGGTATCGCAGGGTCAATAAACATTTTTTTAACCCAGTGATGTCCTCTACCTCCGGGGTTTGTAGTTGCCCTCATAAAGATAGGTAAGTCGGGTGCAGTAGACCGTAGACGAGAACGCATGTAATTCCATGCATATGGTGTGGCCCATTGAGTTAATTCGTCAAAGCCTATCCAGCTAAATGCCAGACCCTGATAACGCAAGACATCGTCTTCTCTATCAAGATACGACATCCACAACCTTGCGCCA